GGTCAGGCGGCTGGGCTGTACATTGATCGCAAAGAAATACTGCATGGTAAGATTGACCAAATGAGTAAAGAAGAAGTGGTCAATGAAATTAAGCGTATCCAGCAAGAGTTCCCAGCATTGGTAGAAGCAACCAGCCCTGTCATAGACATGGATAACTTGGAGGTTCTACCTGATGGCAACAAAGAAACCTGAGTCTAAATTTTGGAAATCACTACGGGATGGAACCAAGTCCCTCGGGGTGCATTGGACTAGGATGGAGTCGTGGGCTAGTCCAGGAGTGCCTGACGTCAACGGTTGCTTGAACGGCAAGGACTTCTGGGTTGAGCTAAAGGTTCTTACGACAAAGTCTGACAAGAAGTTCCCACAGTGGCGTCCTCATCAAATAGCATGGCAGACCTCAAGAACCTCTGTTGGTGGATGCGTTTGGAACTTGGTTCATCATCCTTCATCAGGCCAGCTATTATTTTTGGATGGTCGGCACCTGAGCCAGAGATTGATGGATGGAGATCCAGTCTACGATGATCGGATGGAATGGCCGATTGACCATGATGGATGGGCAAGAGTACTCGGACGACTGATGAAGAGCGATGATTCCTGAGATCAAAAGACATCTGGCCTCAGATATGGCGGCATCTTTTTTACTCAAAATGATAAAATAAGTGTTTACATCAGCCATCAACTGCGCTACTCTATACTTACCAAAGCGGCAATGGTGTCGCGGTACTGCTCGTAGAAAGGAGCATCGTTATGGCTAAATCAGCTGTAGTTAAAAAGTCCCAAGTGGCAGAAGTCGTTTTTCGTGGTATCAATGAGTTGCCTGAGGATCGCAAGTCCCAAGGCGTTACTGCCGAGGACATCTTTACGTTTGTCCAGCAGCATGCTGGTGGCAATCCAAACAATGTAGGCGTCCGCACCATTGTTGAGGTTGACCCTGCTACGGAGCTCCCCTTCCCTTGGGAAAAGAAGAAAACCTTATGGGACGCTGACGGGTCGCCCAAAATGTCGCTCCGCGGCATGGTAGTCTGGCAGTTGATCAACTCCCACATGGACCCGATCACCTTAACAGACGTGGACAACGCGCATCGCGCCATTAAAGCACGTCGCTTCCATGCTTTGTTGGACGCGCTTAATGGTGGACAGTCCCCATCAGCCAAGGCGACATGGGGCAATGCTTTCGTTGAGCTGTTCGTTATCCCAGCCAAGTAATCACAGGATGGGCGGCCGATTGGTCGCCCTTCTTTTTTGGATGGATGGATTGATAGAAACGGATGGATGACGATCCTTCGTGTATATGTACTATCATATACACAATAACTAATGAACTCAAAAGACATCAGAGCCAGACATCTTAAGACGTCAGAGTGACCAAGTAGGACACTCAGTGACGCACCATGTGTTACTTTAATACTGTTGCTAATAATGGTAACGGGTACAAAACGAGGTAACAATGACAAATAAAATACCTAATGGTAATTTGAAACGAGGGGCTACCAAAGGCGTTGCGCTTACTGTGCGCCAAAACGAGCTCGTGCTACAGGTGCAAGCTATTATGCAAAGTGAGCTCATGGTGCAGCATGGCCTTAGTAGTGTAAGCATACCCAAGGGCGACGTCATAGGTAAGCTAGCTATGCTTTACCTTGAGCAAAAGGAGGTCAAGTAATGGCTAAGTATGGTGTTTATATAATTGACCACCACAATAGTTTTACGACACGGCTGGCGGTAGGGCATACTGCCAGCATACAAGAGGTCGGCAACCTTATTGTGGGGTTACGGTTTTATCGTAATGTGTACATTAACTACCAAAGCGATAAGGAGCTCTTTGACGAGGACGATGCGCCAAGTTGGAGCAACCAAGACTGCATAATTTACTGGTACGATGACCGTGGTAATTGGAGCCAATTTGAGGAGCGGCCTAATAACGGCTGGGCATGGTGCAGCTGTGACGAGCCAGACCTCATGCCACACATGGCTATTGGTAATTGGACGTACCATGAAATAGGCTAACCCCAGCGGTAGGGCGACTTCGGTTGCCCTACCATTTTTTGTACCCTGACGGATGGATGGATGGATTGACTGTCTATCCATCCGATCATTAGGATGATCCCTTATATAATATCATATCATAAACAAATCTGGCAGCGATGCGTTTGACCACATTGCCACTTGCCCGAGCGTGGTTTAGCTTTTAGCTATTTACATAACGCAACTAACCAATGGGGTTTACTATGGTTTATTTATATATGTTTTTTTGCACCTTATGCATGGTGGCTGGCGTTACCTTAATGTTTGCCGCCACTGGCGCATTTGTACTGCCACCTATTTTTAGCCACCATTACATAAATGCTTTTATGCTTGTTTATGGTGCGGTGCTGTTTGGCTTTGGCTATTTAAGCGCATGGCGGCACAAATGCTAATGGGGTTGCTAGGTGTGCTTGTAATTATTTTTGTAGCAATGTGCTTTTAGGGGTTTACAAGCATATGCCACCTATGGCATAAAATAGGTGTAGCCACCGCATAGGGCGGCGGCATTAACTAAAAAGGGGTTTACCAATGGGTAACACAAACACACAAGCAGCGGCAGCTTTTACAGCCGCAAATTTGGGTAGCCAAGGCGTTTATTGCAGCCTTGCTATTAAGGCGTTTATTACTGCTAATGGCATTGGCAATATTAACGTGCAGCTATTGCCAGCCGCCGTGCAAGCCAATGCGCTTATGGGCGGTGCTAACTTTTGGCGTGCTATGCAGCCAGCCAACGGCAAGGCAATAGGCCACTTTGGGCAAATGCTTTGGGTTATGGTTAATGGTGGCTTGCCAGCTAAATACTGGCAGCCTAGCGCACAAGGCTACACCGCGCCAAAGCCTAAGTTTATTACTAGCTTTGGCTGGCTTAAAACTAATGTGCCAACGCAAGTGCCAGCCGCCGTGCCATTGGCAATGGTAAATGCTATTGCCGCCAACAGCGGCAGCAGCGTTACCAGCAGCCTAAACCAAAACCCTATACTAAAGGCTATGGCTGGCGGCAGCAGCCCCAGCAGCGTTGGTTGGGGCAACCCATTATGTAAACTGGTGGTTAGCAGCTAACCCCTAGCAACCAGCCGCCAAAAGGTACTTGGCGGCTGGTTTGCCACACTGTTGTATTTTTGCCACAGGGCAACCCCCCTAAAACGGCGATGAACGTGTACAAGCGTAGCGTAGTACACGGTTCTCTCGACTTCGGCAGTAGTCAGATAATTATTGCGGCGTACCCCACCCCCCTTTTTGAAACATTGATCCGAGATCATTGCGCCGTAGAAATTTTTATATTATTAGAATATTATGAGTAATGTTCCGGTAAACATTCCCGAAGAAGTATTAAAGCAGTATGCACGTTTGCTTGAGAAGCAGAAGCAACACATCTCGAGTGATCGCGCGAGGAAGGATTTTATGGCCTACTGCAAAACAGTATGGCCGGAGTTTATTGAGGGGAAGCACCATAAGATAATGGCAAAGAAGTTTAATGGCCTAGCTGATGGCAGTATTAAGCGGTTAATTGTGAATATGCCACCGCGACATACAAAGTCAGAGTATGCCAGTTATTTATTGCCGAGTTATTTAATGGGTTTAAATCCAAAATTAAAGATAATACAGGCAACGCATACAGGTGAATTAGCGGTGCGGTTTGGTCGTAAGGTGCGTAACCTTATGAACAGTAACGATTACTCTCTTGTCTTTCCAGATGTAAAATTGCGGCAGGATAGTTCGGCGGCTGGCCGATGGGAGACACATGCTGGCGGTGAATATTTTGCGGCTGGTGTTGGTGGTGCGATTACAGGCCGTGGTGCGGATTTAATGATTATTGATGATCCCCATAGTGAACAAGATGCGATGTCACCAGCAGCATTAGAAAATGCTTATGAGTGGTATACAAGTGGTCCACGGCAAAGATTGCAGCCTGGAGGAGCGATTGTAATTGTGATGACGCGTTGGTCAGAGATTGATTTGACGGGTAAATTGTTAAAACAGCAAGCGCGAGATGTACTAGCTGACCAGTGGGAAGTAGTAGAGTTCCCTGCTTT